GGTGATGGTGCCGCCTGCGAATATCCACAGGTTCGTCCCGTCGATGGCGAGGCCTGTCGGCGAACCGATGGCCGATACGTCGATGGTGTCGGTCAGGGTGAAGGTGGACTTGTCGAACTTCTTGATCGTCTGGTTGTCGTAGCGCGTCACGTAGATGTAGCCAGCGGTGACGCGGATGGCCGTGTAAGTCCCCGCGCCACAGGTGAAGTTGTCGACGACCGTCCAGGACGACGTGCTCACCTTCAGCACCTTGCAGTTGGCGCCGGACGCGGGTAGTCCATCGAACGTGTTGCGGAACGGCGTCTCCAGCACCCAGACGTAGCTCTCGTTCGTCGGGTCGTTGCCGTCCATGCCGCCGTCGCACGAGTTCGACGAAAGAGCCGCAGAGAGCGTCGTGCGCGTGAACGTGGCTTGGTCGAAGCGGTAGATCTTGCGCGTCTTGCCGTCGATGGCGTACAGGTAGCCGGGCTCGCTCGGGCGGTCCCACAGGCCGTTCGGTTGATTGACCACGTCGGTCTGCCAAACCTGCGTCCACGTCTCCTGCGCCGCCGTCGCAGCTGGCCCGAAGACGAGCACGCGCGTGCGCAGCCCGTCGTCGTCCAGGCCCGAGTCGATGACGGTCACTTCGTTGGCGCCGGAGAAAGCCGCCACTGCCGTCACTGGCGTGTCGCTGTCGAGACCGGTCAGCACGGATGGCCGCGGCTGGCACTGGAACACGCCGAGCTCGTCCACCCACGGCTCGAACACGATGAGGTTGCAGACGCGCCGGATGGCACCTGCATGACTATCACCGAGTGCCGCCGTGAACTCGTCAACCGGATAGGTAATGTCATGGATGTTCCGGTCAGCCGAAGGCCAGCCGGCCTTGTCGAGCAGGTCGTTGATGATGTCGACCGCCTGCGCGTTGAGCCAGACGTAGTTGGCCGGAGTCCTGACTGCGCCGGCTTCATCGGCGCCCTGCGGCGCGGTGGTTATCACTGACTCGTTCAGCAGCAGCTTGTAGCGGTCCTTGGCGCGGACGGTGAGCAGGTGCGGGAAGCGATGGTCGCTGACGACATCGGCCAGCCCCAGGAATGTGCGCACCGCATTGGCGCTGTCGCCGTACCACTGGAACAGCCGCACCGGCTGGTCGACGTCGATGATCGGGCTGTCGGCGAGCACCTCGAAGCCGCCCGGGCCGTTATCGAGGACGACGCTCATGGCGTCCGACTCGGAGCCGTAGCTCTTGTCGACCGACGCCGAGGTGACCGGATACGGCGTCCAGGTGGACCCGCCATCGGCACTGATCTCCATGTAGGCGCGGTGGCCGCTGTCGCCGATCTGCAGCTTGTCAGCGAGGATCGCGAGCAGCTCGGGTGTGACCGGCTGCATCTACGAGCCCGCAGCGACTTCGATCAGCGTCAGGCTCAGGTTGTAGAGGCCGGGCCAGGGCAATGCCACGCGGAGGTCACCGACTACGACCGATCGCGTGCTGAAGTCGTCGGTGTAGGTCAGCGTCTCGGACGATGCCTTATAACCGAGCAGCGTGTCGACGTCGCTGCTGTCGAGCGATACGCAGTCGAACTCAGCCGATCGGTTGGGCAGCGCGCCGCTCTGCAGTACCTCGTTGTTGGTCGCGAGGCTGCCGTCACCGATGAGCCGCTGACGAGTGACCAGCGCGTCATAGTCGAATGCCCGTGTGACGGCTCGCACGTACAGCGTGACGTCGCCCAGCGTGTAACTTGCCATCAGTAGCGCGGAGCCTCAGAGAAGCGGCTGCCCTGATAGCGCGTCTCAGTGCCAACAGCCGCCATGATGTGCGCCACCTCATTGGCACTGAAACCAGCGGATCGCAGATTGCGCGCTGACCGCTCGCTTATCTCATGGATGTGGCGGACGGTGCCCTCGTGGTGGACGGTGCTCGCAGCGCCGAGTGTGCCCCCCAAAGCCGGCGCATAAGCCAGTGCCGGTGTCGCAGCATTCGCAAGAGCCATCGCAGACGCGCGCAGTTCGCCCAGGCCTCGTCGTATTCCAGCCGCCGTGTTTCGTGACATACCAAACCCGAGCCGGTCCATCCATGCCAGCGGACCGCCGTCAACAGAGAACGGCCCTTCCTTGGAAGGCGACGACACGCGGAGGACGTTCGAAACAGTGCGAGCCAGGTCATAAGCCGCCTCATAGACAGCGTGTCTACCAGACCGCAGTGCGCTGGTGAGGTTACTCACGATCTTGTTGCCGGTATGAGTAGCGTCGCCCGGCAGCGTTGACAGAGGCCCGGTGACGGTATTGACAATCGAGTTGATCGCTTCCTGGAGCGCCGGCCGCTCGTTGGGCAACGCGCTGGCGAGTAGCTTCGTCGCTAGCTCGCCGATCTTCGATGACTGTGGGTCGATCTTGTGGAGTTCGGCGATGGTGTCGAGGGCAATCTGCTGCGCCTCACCACGTACCTCCGGCCGACCGTCTGCCAGCGCCTTCGCCAACCGCCGCGACGTGGCGATGCCGATGAGTTTCGCTTCCTGCTCGGCCGGACTGAGCGTATTGCGCATCAGGTCGCGCAGGTTCTTGAAGGCATCGGTTACGTCGCCGAATGCCGAACGGGCACCATCGGCGAAGGCGCGCGGCGTCTGAGCACCGCCCCATGCCGCTTCATCAATAGCCTTGACGTATGCGGCATGAGCGGAGTCAACGAGTGCCTTCGACACGGGCCCGGCGTAAGCCTGCTCAATTGACGAGATGTATGAGTCGGAATAACCGCCGCCGGTCTTGTTACCAGCGGCAGCGGCATCGGCTGCCTGTCGCTGGTAGAAATTCCTCATCTCCAACTCTTGAACGCCGATCCACCCAGCCACCGCTGCCTTGCCGCCTGCCTCGCCCATCGCAGTACCAGCCGCCGTGCCTGCCTTCACATAGTCGGGCAGCGGCGGACCAAGCACGACAGGAGTCGGCGGGCCGAGCTTTACGCCGTCCTGAACGCCGGCACCGAACGCGGCACCACGGTCGGTCCCAGCCTGCTTGTAGAAGTTCGGGTCGCCGAGTTGGCTGACTATTTTCTGGGCGCCTTCGCCCTTGCCCTGGCCGAAGATGGCATCGAACAGCGCATTGAAGGCGTCGGTAATTGGCCCCTGTAGGGCCTTCGCGATCGCCACGCCGGTGACGACGGTGGCGAGGCCACCAATGAAAGCGGCTCCGGACGCGGTGCCCGCGCCTGTCGCCGCAGTGATAACGCCGCTGCCAGGTTTGCCTATAGCCGTCCACACGCTGACCAGCGCGCCCTGTACGGCCTGACTGATCTTCATCGCCCCTGCGTAGATGGCGTCGTGAGCGGCACCGGCTGCCGTTACCGCTTCCTGTATCGCGGGCTGCTGGAGGATCTCATTCCAGATCGTCTCCATGGTGTGGATGATCTTGTGTCCGACTTCGACGGCCGTGCCGTATACCGTGCCAGCGATTGCACCAGCGCTAGCGATCGCGCCCTGAATGAGCTTGTCACCGCCGAGCTTCGTCCACACCCCAGCCAGCTGCGGTGCCAGCGTGCTAGCGAGCGTGCCGACACCGGCGAGACCCGATAGCAGTGGTCCAAAGTTCGTGCCGACGTCGCGTAGTCCTGCTTGGAGCTTGTCAAACGCGCCGCGGATCTTGTCAGCGTCAGTGACCATTGCATCTGCCGCTCGACTCGTCGCGCCGGCAGTGCCCTCGATGGATGGTATGAACTCATCGAGCGACTTCATGCCCGGTTTGATGACGTTCGCTAGGCCGACACCAGCACGGGCGCCGAAGATCTTGATGGCCTCCTGCGCACGCTTGGCAGGATCCTCAATCGCGCCGAGTCTAGCGATGATGTCGTCGAGGTTCGTGCCGGGTGGCAGGTTTTTGACGGCGGTATTCAGGGCCCGTTGTGCCGCGCTCGCATTGAAGCCTGCCTCGTGGAACGCATTGAGAAGCCCAACGCCGGAGTTCAGTCCCATGCCCATCGCCTGCAGTGCCGGTGCCATGCTCTGCAGGATGCCGAGTGCTTCTGGGCCAGCCTCGGTTCCGTACTTCTGGTGACTGACAACCAGTTGGTCCATAAGGCTGCCCGCTCGAGCCGCCGGTTCGCCAAAGGCTTTTAGTGCCTGGTCCATCGCATCGACGGCCTGCGTGGCGTCGCTGCCAGTGACCTTCGCGAACTGCAGGAAATTCTCGGTCATGGTTTGACCGGCCTTGCCAGTGAGTCCGAACTGATTGGCCACGGCAGTACCCGCGCTGGTTATCTCGGCGAAGCTGCGTCCAATCGCCCCCGATGTGCCTGCTAGAGCGTCCATGTCCTTGACAAAGGCCTGCGCGGCCTCACGACTCTGCCCGGTGGCTGCTTGGAACTTGCCCTGAGCCTCCTGACTGTCGACGGCGAACTTTGTCATCGCGCCAAAGCCGCCGGCAATCCCCGCACCGATCACCGTGAATGCGGTCTTGGTGCTGAACCCGTATTGGGCCACGGCCTTTTCTGCGGTCGACAGACCCGAGGTGAGCTCGCGCGCGTCGACACCCAGAACGACGAGCAGCTTGCCGAGTGGACTAGCCATTGGCCTTCTCGATCAGCTCCCATGCCTTCTTGCCCATCGCGTCGAGGGCGCGGTTCTTGGAGGCGTCGAACGACGGCCGCAGCGTCGGCTTGGCTGCGCTGTGACTGGTGCCGAACTCGAGCGCAGCGGCGTACTCCCGCGGCTGTGCCTCGCCCGGCTCCGTGGGCACGTCGCCCAGGCCGATGATCGCTGTCGCGCCCTTCTTGCCCGGCCGCGTGTTTACCTTGATGGCGTCGGGGTAGTGGCCGATGCCCGGTCCAGGCTCTAGCCGTGCCTCCGCCTGCGCCCGCCATTCGTCGGCAATCACGTCCGCACCGGCCTGCGTGACCTGCGTGAGCAGGTCGTCACGCACCCTCTTTTCCAGTTGGGCGAGCTTGGCGGCGAGTTCCGGCCCACCGTCGATGTAGCCCTTGAAGTACGTGCCGCTTTCACGGCCCCGGATGACGTTCGCCATCAGTTCGCCTTCTTGGCCGCCTGATGGTGCGCGGCGTATTCGGCCATGACGGCCATGCCACGCGACAACCGGCCCGCGCGGTCACCGCCGGGCAGGAAGTCGGACGGAACGTATTGCGGCTCTCTGCCGCGGTAGACGTTCGCCATCAGTGCCAGCAGTTGCGCGAGCAGGTTCGTGTTGATCTCGGACGAGTCGGGGTGGAGGTTTTCATAGGCCACCCACTCGGCGAACTCCTCCGAGGTCACCGCCTCTTGGCATTCGCGGACCGACTTGTGGCCGAGCGCCTTCGTGAGCCTGAGCCAGTATTGGCGCTCTGGTTGTCTTTTAGGGCGTCCATCATCCCGTCGACAGCTTTGGCATCGACCGCCGACAGCCGGACGGCCACGTCGTAAACCCGCTGCAACGCCACGGACGACTTGTCGCCGAGCGCGTCAACGTCGTCGATCGTGAACACCTGCACGCCATCGGCGTCAACGACAGCCATCGCGCAGAACAGCGCGCGGAAGTTGTCGAACAGCTCCTTGCGGAAGGTGAAGTTGCCATCCGTCGTGAGGCGCTCGATGGTGTCGCGGTTGCGCCCGGTCAGGCCGCGGACGTAGACCGGCTCATCAAGACCCCACTCGGGAACAGCGACGGCCTCAATGCGGATGTCCTGCGCACCGAGGATCCGTTCGCGCAGTGACGGCTTGGCGCCGGCCTCATCGACCGGCGCTTCTACCGTTGCCTTCTCGGCTGCCATTTATGAGCCCCAGCCGACTGTCGGCTCGCTCGCTGGCGTGATGGTGACGGCGACTTCGTTGACGGCGGTTACGCCCGCTGTCAGCGAGAAGCCGGTGCAGTAGCCGTTGAACGTCGCCGTGACACCGTTGGTGTAGGTGATGACGTAAGCGTCGTTCGAGCGGTCCGACCAGGCGGTATAGAGCGCCTGCTGGCCGGTCGCGCCGGGGACGGCGTTCATCGGGAAACTGACCGTGCCCCACCGCTTGATGGTCGGCAGCTTCTCCTCGCCGAAGCCCGGCGAAGAGTGGTTGGTGACGTCGACGACATCGGTTGAGAGCTGCAGCCCCGTGATGTCGCGCGCCTCCTCAATGGGGGTTGAGTTGATGGTGATCGTCGCGCCAATCGCGGCGACTGCATCGGACATTTAGCCTTCTCCTTTTCGTGACTGCCTGATTGTGCTAACTGCCACTTGGACCCCCGTGCCAACTGATGGTGTAGTCGCAGATGCGCCGGTACAGCCCCGTCTCAGGCTCGTAGTCATCGAGCGAGAGCAGGGGCAGGACCGACTCGACCGAGACATCACCCCAGATGCCGCGTGCGCCGGTGATGGCAGTTCGCAGTTCGTTCGACGCCTGGTCGGCGTCGTCATAGGTGCCCGCCCAGGTGCTGAACTGGACGCGGGTCTGTTCGTAGCGCGAGCCCGTATACAGCGGGTGATCCTGCGCTGATGAGTGGGTAAGCAGTGGGTCGTCGGAAACGACCTGGTAGACGTGCGCCGGCAGCGTTGCCCCTTCGGGCAGCGTCAGCGGATACAGCCGGTCGCTGGTGGACAGCACATCGGGCAAGTACGAGTACAGGGCTGCGCCCAGCGACAGCTCGGTCACGCTGCCACCGCCACACGTTCGCCAGCCCACGCCATGAGCGCCAACGCGCCACGCTGGGCCGCTTTGCCGTCGCGGTAGGCGTAGACCACGTCCAGTGCCGCCTCGCGCGCTGCGCGGCGTTGTGGGCCGTCTGTGAGCGCCTCGGTGACGGCTGCGCTCAGGTGGTCGGGATGGTCGACCTGGACGCCAACGTCCGCGGCGCTCCAGAAGCGGAGCCCGTGGTTGACGTTGCGCCTGTATGCCGGGTGGTTGAGCACCACCACCGGCATCACCGTCGCCGCCTCGTACAACGACGACGAGTTGTCGCAGACGTAGACGCTGGCCCGCGCTATGACTTCGGAGAGTTGCTCGACCGGCTCGATGCCCATGCTGCGATAGACCGGCGCGTAGCGGGCGAAGGTGCGCGGGTGGGCGTGGCCGATGACGGTGTATTGCTTGGCAAGCTCGGCGAACGCCTTGCGGAAGTAGCCGAAGGCGCTGCGAGTCTCGGGCACGATGGCATAGTCGAAGTGGGTAGACGTGGCGATCACCGGACTCGACGCGAAAGGAGGAACACTGGCTGGAAGCTTGTCGAGCTTGGGGGAACCGATAACCGCCACGTCTGCGTTCGGGTAGGCCGATCGCCAACGGTTGGCGCTGTATTCATTGGGACACAGGAACAGCGACACCTCGCGGCAGTCCTGACCGCCGGCGTAGTTGCCCGCCGTCACGCCGATGTACGCCTGACCGATACCGTGCTCCATCCGTGCGATCTGCGTGACGCCGCGTCGGCGGACGTACTTCTGGTCGCCGTAGGACGCCACGAGGGTCGGCCCGGTGGCGAGCGGTGCGGGCTCGATGCCGAGGCTGCGCGCGTGGTCGGTGAGTGGCGTGGCGAAGACGCCGCGCTCAGGTAGGGCGTGCCAGAGCGGCGCGAGGTGGTCAATGAAGTGGCGCTCGCTGGCGTAGAAGTTGACGGTCATATCGACACCAGCTTCGCCACGACTTCGGTGACCCTGCGGCGCATGGTCGGAGCCACGCTCTGGATGTCGTAGACCCCTTCGCCATCGAGCACGACCATCTCGGGCACGACGTCCGAGTGGTCACCCGCCAAATGGATGGCATAGGTGTCGGTCAGCACGGTCATCTGCTCACCGCGCCGCTCAAGTGTCATCGGCACGATCAGTGCGGGGATGCTCTCTTTGCCAGCGACCGTGGCGTAGGTGTAGGTCACGCCGCCCGTGTTCGAGCGCACCTCGGTCCGCTCCTGAATGGCGACCTGCTGGCGGTAGGGCATCAGACGATCGCCATGACGACGGACGGGCGCAGCTGCGCGAGGATGGCCTGCCGCTGCGCCTCATATTCGTCGGCGTTGGGGAACTGCTCAGTCCAGTTGCCGGCCGTGTTCTGACTGAGGCCGGGCTGCCAGTTGAGCGCAAGCTCGACCAGCTGGACCTGCACCGACATTCGCAGCGCGGCGTCGTTGGCCGGCTTGTAGGTGACTTCCACGAGCCGGTTCCAGGCGCCGGTCCGGCGACGGACGATGCTCCCGCCATCAAGCGCGTAATCGGTCGTGGCAGTGGTGCTGTAGTCGGCATCCACGTCGCGGCTGCTCTCGCGGACACTGACGATTTCCAGCGCCGGACGCGAGAGCAGGACGCGCGTGTACCTGCCCTCGACCAGTTCCGTTACCGCTGCGCCGTATGGTCCGGCAACTTCGGTGATCGCCGCCTCGGCAGCGTTGAGCAGGCGCCCGATGGCGTCGTCCTCTAGCGCCGTGGTGACGTGTTCTCGGAACTGGTCGGGGGTCAGGAGCATTGGCTAGCTCGCCAGCGTCACTTCGGAGAAGGCGGACGGACGGTAAACCGTCAGTGCCAGCCGCTCTTCGACGCGGATCGTGCGCTGGTTGTTGATGAACTGCTTGTCGACATAGCCGACGTCGACGCGGATCTGGCCTTTGCGCCATACCTGCGCGCCGAGACGGAAGTTGCCGACGAGCGCCGTGCCCTGGGTCATGGCCGTGGTGGTCACGACGTCAAGCCCCCAGATCGTCTGCGGACCGGACTGCGATGGCGGGCCCATCAGGTACGTGCCCGTGCCGCCGCCCTGATCCTCGCGGAGCAGGCGGAGGTCCGCCCAATCTGCGGGGTGCATGACGACGCCCGTCGCCGGCAGGTAGCTGGCGACAGCGACGTCGACGATGCCGGCCATGATCGCGTCGGCATTGTTGTTGCCGCCCGATGCACTGCCGATACCGAACGAGAGGATGCCGGCCAACTCGGTCGGCGTGCCCGTGCCCGAGCCATTGATGAGCTGCGAGTCTTCGCGCATCAGCACGAACGCGCGCAGCCGGTTGTTGATGTAGCTCTCGAGGAAGTCGTTGTCTTCCAGCGACTCATCGGTGACCGGGACGGTGACCGCGATCTTGCGGAACTCGGCCGTCCGCTCGGTGAACGCGAGGGCCGCTTCGGGCTTGGTGCCCGACTCATCGGTCTCGAACGCACCCGGCGTCGTCGTGGTCTCTTCGAGGTACTTGATTGAGCCAGCGTTGGAGGTGCCCTGCGGCATCAACGACGCCACGGTGGGCTGCTGCTCACCGGGAGTGACGATCGTTGGCAGCCGGACTTCGGCTGGCGGCGCGGCCGACAGGTCGATCAGAGCCTTGATGCCCTGCGCGGCTGCCGACTTGCCGAAGTGCTTCTCGATGTCAAGTTCCAGACCGAAGCCCTGACCGCGAAGGCGGTTCTTGGCCTCTTCGGACTCGACCACGAGTTGGCCGAGCGTCTTGATCCGGCGGACGCCTTCGCCGGCTGGTGCGCCGGGGTCACCATCGGACGTCTGACGAACGCCGCGGGTGGATAGGCGCTTGAGCTCGCCGTCGTTGGACTCGGCCATCTCCTCGAGTTCCAGCGCCTTCTTGTAGGCGGCGGCCTTCTCCTCGATGGCTTGGTTGCGGTTGCTGATCTTCTCGGCGTCCTCGGGAGCCAGCTCGAGTGAGCCGTCTTCCTTGCGCGCCGATTTGAAGGCAGCCGCCTGCTCGTCGCGGAGCTGCTTGAGCTCCTCGCCGAGTGCGCGTGCTGTTGCCATTGGTTTCAGTTCTCCGTGAGAGGCACGCCGAGGTCGGCGGCCTGTGTTTCCAGGAAGCGGAAGTAGGCGGCCTGCGCCTGCTTCTGGGCTTCGGGGTCAGTGCGCCGCAGTGCTTCCTTGATCTCACCGCGCAGGTCCATCAGGGCGGCAAGCCGCTCGTCGAGCGATCGCAGCCATTCCCGGTTTGTCGCGGAGAGCTCGCGGCCCACCTTGGCTGCCCGATGGGTCAGCCGCTTGCGGGTGCGCTCTGCGTAGTCCTCGACCGCGGCCACGACCCGTGAGCCTTGGTCATCGAATGACTCCGAACCGGAGTCGTCATCGAGCGCCGCCATGTGCTGCGCGACCTGCGCCCAGCTCTTGACGGTGTAAACGATGGCATCTGGATTGGCCGGTGTGGGGGTTGTCGAGAGCTCGACCCACGGCCATTGCTTGATCTCGCCCGACTTCTCGTCGACCTTGACGAGGTGCGCCATTGCGCCCGATGAGAAGCCAAGCGCCCCACCCTGCACGAGGTCTTGGATGGCGCGCAGGTAGCGGTTCCTGACATCGAGTTGGACGCGCGCCCACAGGCCGACATCGGATGGCGTGGCATCGACCGTCTGGCCGATGACCGCCGTCTTGATGGTCGGATCCAGGCCGTGGTCGTAGATCAGCGGCCGGATGGGGAACCAGTCGAGGCAGAAGTTGGTGTCGGGCGTAAAGAACTCGCCGTCCAAGTCCTTGCCGTTGATCGGCCCGCCGAACGGAATGGCGAGTCCTTCGATGACGTTGTCAGAGCCGGCCACGAACTTGACCGGCGCCGCCTTGGAGCGGAGCTCGGGCGGCTCCATGTCGCCGTCCATCATGTGTTGAGCAAGGTGAGCGTGGACGCCCTTCTTATCGGCGTCGGGAATGTTCGTCCCACCGCGCCCGCCGTTCAGCACGGCGATGCCGGTTGAGCAGGCAACGAGGTTGGCCGCGCCGACGTCGCCACCCGTACTGACCATGTGGTGGCCGAACTTGTAGGCCGCCTTGGTCTCAGGATCGGCTTCGGGGTCGACCCATGCGTAGAACTGCCGGAACAGTGCAGCGCCGCCGTCGTTGGGCAGGCGCGCCTCGTTGGCCGGGCCGTCCCACGCGGCGTCGGTTGTCGGTTCCTGTGAGGGTCTGATAGCGGCTTTCATGCGATCCTCCTTGTGCCGCCGGTAGCGGTACGGACGACAGTGAGTTCAGGTGCTTCGGGGGCCGGCAACTCGGGTGACTCGCCGACCGATTGCAGGTTCATTGGCAGCAGGTATTCATTGCCGCCGGGGTCATCGCGCAGCGGCAGGTTCTCGAAGCGGCGGATCTCGTTGGGTGACAGCCAGCCGTTGTTGCGGCCGACCTGGTACGCCTCGTAACGAGTCTTGATGTCTGCCCGGAGCAAGCCTTCGACGCTGAACTCGGCGAACAGGTCGGTATTGGCGAGCAGCTTGTTGTCGATTTCCTGCTCCCACCGCTTGAGCCGGCTGCCGATGACGAACTTGACGAAGCCGAGCGTCTGCTCTTCGATGCCCGAGCCCCAGCTGGTGGACCGCTCCACGTCTCCCACGAGGTGCGGCGGGACGCCGAACAGGCGGGCGATCTCGGCCACCTGGAACTTGCGCGTCTCGATGTATTGGGCGTCTTCGGGGGCGATGCCGATCGGCTGAAACGTGAGCCCCTCTTCGAGCACGACGGTCTTGCCAGCGCCCTTGGAACCACGCAGGCGATCCATCTGCGCACTGATCTTGCCGACCGCCTGCGGGTCGAGCGTGCGCGGGTGGGTGAGCACCATCGCCGGGCGGGCGTTGTTGCGCAGGAAGTTGGCGCCGTATTCCTGGGCTGCCTGCGCCAGGCCGATCGTGTCACGGTGGTTGCGTAGGACCGAGTAGCCGATAAGGCCATCGAAGCCGAAGCCCGGAACATGGAAGACCTGCGCTTCTTGAAGGACCGTCTCGCTGCCATCGGGGTTGCGGTAGTGGTAGACGCGCGTGCCGCCCTCCCACCGCACGTCCATCCGGTCGGGTCGCAGTGGATGGAGCTCGATCAGCTCACCGAGTGCGCCGCGCACGATCTCGGCGTAGTGGTTCCCCCACGTCTCGAGGTGTGCCTCGCCGACTTCGCGCCAGATGAACGAGGTCATGCGCCGGTTCGGGCGTGAGTGCAGTACCTCGTACTCCGGTGCGCCCTTGGCCTTCTCGCGATCGCCGTTGGCGAGCTCGCGGTAGACGTGCAGCGGCAGACTGGCGATCGTCTCGGACAGGATGCGCACGCACGCCCAGACGGCCGACAGGCGCATGGCCGATTCGGCACTGACGACCGGGCCGGCATTGGAAATGCCCCACACGTCTTCGACGGGCGGCTGCCAGCCATCTAGCGGAGGCTGCCAATCCTTGATGGCTTCGGGCCGGCCGAGTAGACGATCTATCCAACTCATCAGCCGATCTCCACGAGACCGCGCGCCGCGGTGTAGACGGAGGTGGGAGGCTCGACCAACGCTTGGGCGTGGACCATTGCGGCAGCGGTCAGGGCGTCAATGACGCGGCGCGACTGTTCAGAAGCGACGTTGCGGGTTGGCGTGGAGCGGTCGAAGCGCGCAGCGCCGAAGCGGTCGACGCGGGCGATGGCGTTGAGTGCGTGCTCGGTCAACGCAGCGTCACCGGAGTGGTGCAGCGTGCCGGCGCGCAGACCCTCCATGAAGCGGTCGTAGTCGACTACCGCCAGGGGGGCGGACTGACCGCGCTCGATGACCGTCGAGCCGAAGGTTTCATAGATCCACGCCGCCAGCTGCTCTGCGCGGCTCGGGTCCATGACCACGGTATGGATGGGGTTGCGTGCGTTCAGTTCAGTCAGGGCGCGCTCGACGGCGTGCGGGTCCAGCGACTGCCCATCGCGCGGAGGCACGAGGACGGTAGCCGGACCGAGCAGTTGGAAGTCGGCATCGCGGAACCAGTAAGGCACGATTGCCGTGGTATCCCACTTCCACGCGACATCGAGGCCGACCCACACGGGTTGGCCCTCGGGTATTCGGTCGTCAGTTTTGGCCTTCTCCCACTCTGACTCGCTGATGGCGGCTGAGTCAGAGCGGGTCGGCAGGTTACATACGAACCGACGCCAGTGCGTGAGCGTCATCGTGGGCGCGTCAAGCTTGGCGCGCAGCATCGGCGCAGTAATCGCTTTCAATGGGTTGGCACGCTTGACGAGCTTGATGTCCTCGACGTCGCCGTTCTCAGGCACGGCCCACTCGTGGAGTACGAGGCTCGGTGTGATGGCGCGGACGAACGTGTCTTTGCGCGTCAGGTGCGCTGCGGCATCTTGACGGATACGCTCGCGTGCCTGCTCAAACTCGGAGCCAGGCTCGCCGGCGGTGGAGATGGTGACGAGCTGGCCGTGGCGCTTGTCCAGCTTGCCCGCCCACGTCCGGTAGAGACGCATGTCGCGATGGCGGTGAAGTTCATCGACGAGTGCCAGCGTCGGGATCACGCCATCGCCGGTGCGGTCATCGGCGGCGAAGACCTGAATGCGTCCGCCGGCAAAGTGGTTGATGCGGCGGTAGCCCTCGAGGCAGGTGAACCGCGGGACCTCGGTCTTCTGCTTGCCTTTCGCCTGCTGGATGTCCGAGTGGACGCGTTCGTACAGATAGGGTGAGCGGAGTACGAAGCCCTCAGCCTGACGGTAGAGGATTTCTGCCTGGTCGCGTGATGAGGCTGCCACCGGAACCGAAGCGTTGTCGCGAAACTCGGCGTGGTAGAGCGCAAGGCCAGCGATCAGTGTCGTCTTGGCGTTGCCCTCGGGCACGATGAACCAGTTTTCGGGACGGCCAGCGAAGAGGTCGCGGACGAAGGCGATCTGGAAGGGCTCCAATTCCCACGGCTGACCCGTGTCTAGGATCAGCTGACGGGCCCACAGGCGGAAATGCGCCACGGTGAACGGCTGCGCGGGCTTGCGTGGCATCAGATGACCCTCATCGGGCTATTTGCGGGTTTCTCTCGCGAAAAGGCAGCAACGTCTCGCAGCCTCCCGCCGCTGAAGTTTTCGCCCCCGCCTTCCCCGCGATTGCCCAACGAGTAGTTGCAGTGTGCGCAGGCTGGCCGCAACTCGCCGTCGCGACCGCCGCGACTCACCGGCACGACGTGGTCTGCCGTCGTGGCGATGCCAGTA